ATGTTTATGTTTGTAGAACTGTTTGGATTCTGGTTTGCCTTCCATCGGGAAGTGCCATTTGACGTGGCGTTAAACCTCCTATGGGATGACGAGACCCAGATTATTTGGGCATCTATTGTTTCTTTCTGGTTCGGTACTCAAGCGTTCAAGAAATGAAAGTAAGCGATAAGGCTATCAAAATGATCAAACATCATGAGGGGGTTAGACAGAAACCTTACCGATGCCCAGCCAAGCTCTGGACAATCGGAGTAGGGCACGTCCTTTATCCTCGTCAGGGTGCTTTAAAGATAGATGAGCGAGACGCTTATCCGCTTGAATACAAAGATGACCGCACTTTTTCTATGGAGGAAGTAGATGACATTCTTAGAGACGATCTTAATCGCTTTGAGCGAGGTGTTGAACGCTACTGTCCTGTCAAGCTCACTCAAGGTCAGTTCGATGCTCTTGTTAGCTTTAGCTTCAATGTTGGTCTGGGAACATTACAGCGCAGCACCCTCCGTCAAAAGGTTCTTCGCGGAGAATTTAATGAAGCTTCGGAAGAGTTTTTGAAATATACTTTAGCTGGTGGCAAAGTGTTAAAAGGGCTGGTTAATCGTCGTAACGATGAAAAGGCATTGTTTATATCATGACTGTATCTTTTGTTCTAACTTATGACTCGCTAACTAGTACTGTGCTTCAGTATTTAGAGCGTAGCGATCAAGCCACTATTGATCAAATCCCTACGTTCATTACGCTTTGTGAGTTTGAGATAGCTCAACAGATCAAAACTCTGGGTCAGCTTCAAGTCGTTGAGAGCACGATGCTAACGGGTAATCCAGTCATTCCTAAGCCTGCTCGCTGGCGTAAGACCGTATCCTTTAACGTAGTAGTGAATGGTCAACGCACCCCTGTTCTATTAAGAAAATATGAGTATATCAAAGCGTATACTCCTGATGCGAATACTGAAGGTATCCCTCTTTATTATGGTGATTATGACTACGAACATTGGATCGTTGGTCCAACTCCTGATGATGACTATGATTTTGAAGTTCTATTCTACGAGCGTATTTCTCCACTCTCGTCAGAGAATCAAACAAACTGGCTCACCCAATATGCCCCTAATGCTATGCTATTCGGAACTTTACTGCAAGCTATGCCGTTTTTGAAAAACGATCAAAGGCAAATTTTTCAACAAAAATATGATCAAGCAATGGCAGCATTGAAATCTGAAGATATAACTCGCATAGCTGATCGTCAAACTATTGCTATTGAAAGTTAATCATGACAACTTATGTAAATCCATTCACAGGACAAACAATTCAACCAAGTCAAGTTGGTTATGAACAGCTCACCATTAGCACAGATACAATTCTTGAATGGCCAGTAAACGGAAATACTGACTCTGTTGTTGCTAATATTATTGAAGTCACCGCATCAGTTGCAAGTCTTAAACTTTATATGCCTGCTGCCACTCAGGTGTCAACAGGTCAAAGCGCGCTAATTAAAAATATCGGCGCTAACTCGTTTACTGTTGTCAAAAGCGATGGTAGTACGATCATTTCAATTTCATCAGGTATTGCTCAATATATTTACGTTACCAACAATACAACGATACCAGGAACGTGGGCAACTGTTACCTTTGGCGCTGGAACTTCATCAGCGAATGCCTCTGCGTTGGCTGGTTATGGTTTAAAAGCTATCAGCACTACTCTGAATCAAGCGTATGACTTAACAACCTACAGTTCAAATGCAACTCTTAGTTCAGCTAATAGAGCGTCTTTCGCAGTTTGGGAAGGCGGTGTAGGGACAATAACTCTACCTAGCGCATCAACTGTCGGTAACAACTGGTTCGCGATGATAAGAAATAACGGCACAGGTATCTTAACTGTTACTTGTGCTGGAGCTGACACTATTGATGGAAATGCTACTCAGCAACTTCAATTGGATGAATCTTTCGTTGTCGTTTCAAATGGAACTAACGGATTCAATTCGTTTGGATATGGTCAATCAGCTAGCTTTTTCTATACAATTTTAGCAAAAGTTGTAACAGGTCTAGGTCCAACAATCACCTTGACTTCTGCTGAAGCAGCTAATATCATTCAAGAATACACTGGAGTTCTAAGTACAAATGTAAGCGTTATTTTCCCTGCAACAGTTCAAATATACACAGTTACAAACCTGACTACAGGCGCGTTCACTATGACGTTTAGGACTGCAGCGGTAGGTGGTGCAACTGTTATCATCCCTCAAAATCAAAGTTTGATTCTAGTTTGCGACGGAACTAACGTATACAACGCTAACTCAGCAACAATCTCTACTCTGCCGAGCTTAACTTTAGGTTCTGGAACTGCAGCTAACCCCTCTTTGAATTACACAGGCGATACGACTACAGGATATTACAGACCTTCTAGCGGTCAATTAGGTTTCTCATTGACAGGTGTGTCAAAAATGACTCTTGAAGCTGATGGTCTTCATGTCGTTGATGGTATCAAAGGGGGAACCTTCGTTTGACCGCGAAAGTTATATCTCTCCAGATTAAACCTGGAATTCAACGAGACGGAACTCAATTCGACGCACCTAGTTTCACTGACGGGCGGTGGGTTCGTTTCCAACGCGGTCGTCCTCGTAAGATGGGTGGCTACAGAGGCATGTTTTTGAACGCTACAGAGATATCCCGCGGAATGATCATGAATTCTGAAAATGGTCAGAATTATCTTTATTCAGGTTCCCAATCCTATCTTCAAATGTGGCAAACTGATAACAATAACGGAATCGGAACTGGTCCTATCAATATTGGATTCAGTGGAGCAATATTAACGCTTGGAACCTTAGTCGGAGGATCAAGTTATACAAACGGCACATATACCGCAGTTCCACTTTCTGGCGGTTCAGGTTCAGGTGCAATAGCGACTATCGTAGTCTCAGGTAACGCGGTGTCCTCTGTCACTTTGACTACAAGTGGGCAAAATTACATAGCAGGTGACGTACTCACGACTAGCAATTCAAATATTGGCGGCACAGGGTCAGGCTTTTCAATCAATGCGGCTACAGTAGTTAACAGTGGAGCAATATTAACACTCAACACTCTCGTAGCTGGTTCTGGTTATACAAACGGCACATATACCGCAGTTCCTCTTTCTGGTGGTTCAGGTTCAGGCGCGGTAGCAACGGTAGTGGTCGCAGGTGCTGTTGTAACGACTGTCACTTTGACTTCAAGCGGAAACAATTACACAGCAGGTAACGTACTCACAACTAACAATTCAAATATAGGTGGAACAGGATCAGGTTTTTCAATCAAAGCAGCTACAGTAATTGATGGATTTACCGCGAGTGCGAATAACCTTTGGCAGTTTGATATTGGTTATGACGCAGGTAACGGAGGAGTAGCTTCATTAGTTGCTCATCCAGGATTAAATCTTACTAATATTGATAACACGACAAACACTCCTGTTTTTTCAGGTGATTTCCCTGGAGGCGGTTTAATTGCGCTCACCGACTCACAGGGAAGTTCGCCTACAGGTGATCCCATTCAGGTTTCAGGTGGTTGCGTACTACTTCACCCATATTTATTTGTATACGGTAACGACGGATTAATTAAAAACTGCTCAGCTGGTAATTTCTTTGATTGGAATTCTGCTGACGCTAACGAAACTAACGTCTCAACAGGAAAAATAGTCAAAGGTCTTCCAGTTCGAGGCGGTACAACCTCACCATCAGGATTATTCTGGTCATTAGATTCATTAGTTCGAGTTAGTTATAGTCCTTCTACTGTAGGTGCTTCTACTATATTTTGGCGTTATGACATCATCAGTCAACAGACTTCTATTATGTCATCTAGCTGTGTTATAGAATATGATGGTATTTATTTTTGGTGCGGTGTTGATCGTTTCTTGATGTACAACGGAGTAGTTCAAGAGATCCCTAATCAAATGAACATGAACTATTTCTTTGACAATCTTAATTACAATCAGCGTCAAAAAGTTTGGGTTTCAAAAGTTCCTCGTTGGGGTGAAATTTGGTGGTTCTATCCTAGAGGTGACTCTACCGAATGTAATGACGCGATCATATTTAATATTCGTGAGCAAGTTTGGTATGACGCTGGAACAGCTCTCGGAGTTCGTAGGTCAGCAGGGGTGTTCACAGAAGTTTTCCGTAAACCTGTTTGGGCTGGAACTGAAGAAAATACTGTAGGCACATACACTCTCTGGCAACACGAAACAGGGGTTAATGAGATCTATTTGAACAACGAAAACGCTATCGAAAGCTATTTTGAAACAAACAATATCGGCTGGGTAACAGGTGGTCCTGGAGCCGATGACCCTGTTGGTCCTAACCGATGGATTCGTATTGAGCGCGTTGAACCTGACTTCAGGCAAGAGGAAGAGATGAAGCTCTACGTCACAGGTAAAGGCTATGCGAATGATGTTGATGAAACTAGCGACCCCTATATTTTTTCTCCCGATACACTTAAAATTGACATGCGTGAACAAAGACGCGAAATGAGGCTTAAATTTGAGAGTAATATCGTGAACGGAAATTACGAAACAGGTCAAATATTGCTTTCCGCTGACTTTGGTGATGAGCGTAGCACAGGAAACCCATAATGGTTACATACGACCCGCGTTATATGACTTGGAACGAGTGGTGTGCTCTAACAGCAGACTTGTTTGCTGCCCAACAACTCGGTACTGCGCCTGAAGAAAAATGGCGCGATTGGGCTTCAGGCATGGCGGGAATAGGTTATTTTATGGATTCAGGAGTACCTGACCATAGAGGTTTCAAAACGTGGCAAGAATGGGCAACTCAATTAGTCGGCATAATGTCAATTAGGGCATAAATATGAAAGCATCCGAAGTAATCTACAAAGACAAATTTAGCCAAGAAGATGGACCAGATAAGGTTCTGGCTGGTATCGGCAAGCTGGTTAATGACAACATGGCTGTTGTTCTTCAAAGCGCTGATACTGTTTTAGTCGTTGTTAGATTAGGTGATGCTGCTGTGGAAGTTCATGCTTACACAGTTGATAGCGGTTTGAGACTCATATCCGCGTTGAAAGTATTGATTGAAAAATTGAAAAAGTCTGATATTCAAGTTGCATACATTGCAGACCCTAGAGACGCGCAAATGCTTCAAGTATTAAAAATGAACGACCTCAGGGTTACTCCCTCTGACAGACCTCAGTACCAGTGGATGATTACAAGATGAGATACAGTCTAGAAAGCACTTTACCTATTAACGCGTTCTCCCCTCGTGGGGGACGTAGTCCTTTTGCTCGTGGCATGACCCTAGAGGGTGGGGGTGGTGGGGGTGGCATTGTCGGTGGCGTATTTGATGCAATAGGTGATGTAGTTCAAGGTGTCGGCAACGCTATTGGTGATATAGCCCAAGGGATCGGTCAAGTAGGTAAAGCTATAGATGAAGGTGTGAATGACGTAGTTCCAGGAGGTTGGGCTACTGTCGGTACAGTTGCATTGATGGTTGCAGCCCCATATGCAGCACCCTACCTTGCCGCAGAAGCTGGGGTCTCAGCATCAGCTGCAGCAGCATTAGAGGCAGCAGCAATAGCCGAAGGTGCAACTACCGCAGGTATGGTAGCTGGAGCATCCTCAGCTGCTACGGCAGCAACAGCGGAAGCAGCTTTGCAAGCAGCAGCTATGAATGCCGCAAAAGGTGCTGCAATTAACTCCGCGACTCAATTAGCAACTACAGGCAGCATTGATCCCGAACAAGCATTCAAAGCGGGTATTTCAGGCGGTGTTACGGGAGGTTTATCAAGCACTCTCAATGCGTATGACGTTAATCCGATGATTTCAGGTGGTTTGAGCGGTACTGTAGGTGGCGGTTTAAATGCTGCTCTCAATGACAGAGATATCGGTATGGGCGCTTTGACAGGCGGTATCGGTGGAACTGCAGGTGGCGCGAGTAACATGGTGTCTAAAGAGTTAGGTCTTGATCCTTATTCTGCAGGAGCGCTACGTGGCGCAACAAGTGGTATAACTAGCGCAGCATTGAACGATCAAAATATACTTGCAGGCGGTTTGACTGGTGCTGCGGTAGGAACGGCTGGCGTAGCGGGTAGGCAGTTAGGTACTGCTTTAGAGAATCAAATAACAGGTGATACTGATAGGCAAACAGTAACAGGCGATGTTTTAAGTTCTTTAGCTAGATCTGAAACTAGAGACTTGTTGACTGAAGATCCAACTCGACCCCAGAGACCGATGCCTCGAACAAGATTAGCAGGCGCTCCTAGTCAGGTTAGCTACGCTCAACCTTCAGGCGCTTTACCAAGAGCTTCTCAGCCTAATCAGATGTCTGCATTTACACCGAGAATGAGTCCTGCTGGAGCACCCATATTTGGTAACGAGCAAAGCAGTTCTTCGTTGATTGGATCGATAGGTCTGCCTACTATGGCATCTACGACTTCAAACACCTCAGATGTATCTCTAGCGGGTGGTGCTGCAGGTGTTCCTACTGGCTCTTCTCCTAATGCAAACGTAGGTAATGTCACTGGTCTGTTTCCTAGCTCAGGATTGAATGCAGCAGGATTACCTGCGCCTCTGGCTTCAGGAGTTTTGATCTCTCAAGCTATGTATGACTCAGCGCCTGACAGCCCTAAAATCAATCAATTGAAACAGCTCTACCCTCAGCTTCAAAATGTTGACCCTAGAATTCTGACATCTATAACATCAGATGCTTCTGAGCAAACCCTTGCTCGTGGTGGTCCCGTTCGTATGAATAGAGGCGGTAACCCTCGTGATGTTTTAGAGAGATACAGAAAAGCGCAGGAAGATTATGAGTTTGCTCAAAACGACCGCGGATTCAGATTAGCTGCACAGAGCCTTACACCTCCTAACCAAGACCGATACGCTGCTAGAGTTCCATATGGCGATCCTTCTAGTAATTACAACCGACCTATCTCGTCACAGTATTTTATAAACCGCGCTAAAGGTGGTTCAGCTAATCCAAGCCATAGCGATCATGTTCCTGAGTTTATTACAGGCGCGACAGGTCATTTCGTTCAAGGTCGTGGAGATGGTCAATCTGATGATATCCCCGCTATGCTAGCTGATGGTGAATATGTTTTTGACGCTGATACTGTCGCAGCATTAGGAAATGGTTCTTCTAAGGCTGGAGCGTTACAATTAGACAAAATGCGTGAAGCGATTCGTAAACACAAGCGGTCTGCGCCACACGATAAAATTCCTCCGAAGGCTAAATCGCCTTTAGAATATTTGAAAGGGAAAGCATAATGGCACTTCCAATCGCACCAAATAATCAAACAATTGGCGCTATTACGCCTCAATCAACATCTTCTTTGCCTGCTAATTATCAAGATGCTAGAAATGCATTTCAACAATATCAAAATACACAAAATCAAAATTTAATTAATTCTGGGCAACTTGGTTCTCCGAGCTTACAAATAACAGGTAATGATCAATTCGGTCAACAGTTTGGATTAGCTGCTGATGCAGACGCATTTAATCAGTTTTATAATCA